GTCAAGAGAAAGAACGTAGGTGCCGTAAAATTCTTGAGAAGGAGGAAGAACTGTGCGCTCTCTATTGATAGCAGCATCTACAATTTCACTAGCTAGCAAGCAAGACTGATTACCCCTGAACTGGGCACCAAATTCCACCCAAAATGCTTCTTCATCTTTTTTGCGAGCATTCTCAAGGAAGTCACATCCCCATGGCAAATTAGGATTGATCTCCCATGTTGGTACTTGCAACGCTTGCATGCCTTGCATTTCGCCTTCTTTAGCTTGAACGAAGTGGTCGTAAAAAAGACCATCTGTGAGCCAGGGAGAAGATAACTCAATGATCTTGCCATCACGACCAAACTGAGCAATGGAAGGTGAAAGAGCATCAAACATAGCCTTAGCGCCACGGTTTGCATCACCTTCGAGGCCGAAGGCCAATTCGTCAAAAACGATTCCAGCAACTGCTTTACCTCGTGATGCACGAGCTGATGCAGGAATAGCCTGAAATATGCAATTATTACTCATTTCAATTTCCATTGCAGTTTCTCGCACAATTTCATTGGCAAGAGGGCTAGCAGTGATTAACTGCCTGATGTTGTTGAGTGCAATTTTCGCTTGTTGCAAATCATTCGCAACAGTGACGATGTACCACTTTTCCCCTTTCCTTACTCTTTTTATGTAAACAGGTGCCTTGACAAAACACATGTAGACAGCACAAAGAGCAGCCATAAAGGTCTTAGAACTGCGTCTGCCCATTGCCCATATTGAATGGCTGATATTGTTCTCGAACAAATCATCCAAAATTTCCCGTTGCCTAGGCCAGAGATCAATCCCCAGTGCATGTTGTGCAAAGTCTGAACAAGAAAGACGACTCATCACAACCTCTCGACTATCCGGGCTGTCCACCCTTTGTGAGTGCCCTGCTTTCCGTGAGCAACTTTGTTAAGACTAGAATTGGTCAAATTATATTGCTTTGCAAAATCAAATAGATTGTCAGTGACGTACACCTCTCCGTCAGGATCAATGAGTTCATATAGATAACGTTGTGCATTTAATCTCTTCATGACTTTACCTTCTGGGGTTTGTGAATACTGCTTACCGCGTTCTGCTATTTTTTGCCGAGTTTCGTCGGAATGCCTCCTGCCCCACATGGGGTTAAGCTCGCCACGCAGGGCGTCCCCACCAAATTTAGGATTTCCTTTTCCTTTCCATCGCCCCTCTCGTTGCCGAGCTTCTCTTAACTGTACTCGGCATTCAGGCGATGCGATCCTCCCTGATGGCCCTTCCCCTCCATCGCAACGATTATGCAAAACTCCCGTGCCATGATCTACACGTCCATACATGGCTATGCAATAGCGCTCCAGCGCAAAGGCTTCTTCTTCCGCCAATCCTTCTTGGATGAAAACAATAAATGCTCTGTCTTTGGGAGTTGGTACGGTGCGCCCCTTCTTGGACCAACACCTGTCGCCACATCCCTTGCCAATGTAATAGGGGCTGTACTTCACGCCTCGCTCCGAGTCCTTACTGCGAAGATAAGCGTAAACGTAAAACCGACGAGGATCTTTAGTCATGAAAGTGTCTCCATGGGATGGAGATTTTCTTTGGGCATGAAGAAAGCGGGTCTTCCCCTTGCGGGATCAGCCCAGTATCGCACATCCATTGCTTGGCGCCCATAACACCAACCATGTAGCAGGGTTTGCTGATTCTCAATGGTAACAAGGACAAATTTCCTGTCGGGATCTTCTTGCCTTTGCACGATTAAATCATAAGAATGTTTCGAGCGGGTTTTTATATCAATGCCAGGTAAATCATCGGAGCCTTTCTTGGCTTCAGTTTCTTTGTATAGCTCATGCTTCATGTCAAGGTAAGAAGCCACGGCCATTTCCCCTGCGGCACCAAGAAGATGAATGTCTAGCGCCTTGCCGCCAAACGATGCTCCACCATTCCGCCCACGAAGGCCCTTTGCCTCATTTACGGATTGCCGACGCATGCCTTCGTCCATTGCTGCTTGCCTTTCTTCAGGAGTGAAAACAAAAGAAATGGGAGATGGCATGGGAAAGTAGTATCAGGGCCACTCTAGCCACTGCTAGCATATTAGTAGCCACACCAATGGAACAATGTCAGAAGAAATCGTAGACCTAGGCCACGTTGACGAAAGTGGTGTTCGCGCTGATGGCATGATGAACGTGCTCACTGGCATGGGAAGCGCCCGAGACAAGAGCCAGTACACTTATACCAAGTCCATTACCTTCCTTACTCAGGAGGAGACTGAATCTCTCTATGGGGAATGGCTGCCAAGGCGCATCATCGACATCTATGCAGAGCAGTCCACTCGCAAGGGCTTCAAAGTGCTGTTTGGCGGAGAGGGGCCAAAGGCTGAGGAAGTAGTAGGCGTTGAGCAAGTCATTGAAGACTTGTACATCCTTGAAAATTTGATGCTGGCCTCCAAAAATTCCAGGCTGTATGGCGGCGCTGTTATTTTGATGTACATCGACGATGGACGCAAGGCAGACCAGCCAGTGGACAAGAAAAACATCTATAAAGTGGAAGGCTTGGAAGTATTAGACAGGTATCAAATTGCACCAGTCATCACTGAAGAGAACATCTACGACTATTCAAAGGCCACTCACTATCAAATTATTGCTGGCGACCTTATTAACCAGCCCAACCTCACCTATATTCACAAAGATAGGATATTGCGCCTAGATGGTGACTGGCTCCCTTATCGCATTAGACAGCGCAATTATGGATGGGGAATGAGCAATTTGCAAGTGGTTTATGATAGCTTCCGTCATTATTGGACTGGCTTGAATTCTGCTGCTACGCTGCTCACTGAATTTGACATCTTTGTACATAAGATTCGCGGACTTGCTGCAATGCTTGGTGCAGGCAAGGAAAGCCAAGTAAAGGATAGGCTTGTCGTTAACGACATGAGCAAGAGCATCTATCGTGGCTATGCAATTGATGCAGAGAAAGAAGAGCTTGAATTCATTAGTCGTAATTTTAATGGCATTGGAGAAATCCTAGAGAAGCTTCGCATTGACATTATTGGTGCCTCTAAGATTCCCCACACTTTATTGTTTGGCGAAAGTCCCGGCGGCCTTGGTTCTACTGGCCGCAGCGAAGAGCGCGACTTTGCTAAAACTCTTGCTGATTATCAGACTGCCACTTTCAAGCGCCCGCTTAAGCAACTCATTGAATACATCCTGCTTAGCAAGACTGGCCCGACAAATGGCAGGCTGCCTGAATCATGGCGCATCCATTTCAATGATCTGTATGAGTTGAACGAACGGGAGAAGGCCGACGTGAGAGCGCGTGTGGCCGCCGTGGATGGCCGCTACATCCAACTTGGCGTTCTGCATCCGCAGGAAGTAGCAGATGCTCGCTATGGAGGCAGTGAGTGGTCAATGGAACTCACTCTCGATCCATCGCTTCCTCGCGAGCTGCCCATGCAAGGGCAGAGTGGAGGGCAGAGTGGAGGGCAGAACAAAATGGCCGTGCCTCCTGGCGGGCGCGATCCATTAAACGAAGAGAATGGCACCTTGCCTATGGACGGAAGCCGTGAAGTGCAAGACAGTGCAGGCCTGTTCCTCCCTCGTGATCTAGAGGAAGTTCGTGGCGACATTGATTTTACGGACAAAGACCTTCATCAACAAGCCATTGCCGTGGCAAAGAATAAATTCAAAGTGTGGCCTAGTGCCGTTGCTGGTGCCTACGTCACCCAGAAGTACAAGGAACTGTATAAGCGCAAGCATGGTTCAATGGAAAAGGCATTCAAGGGAAAGAAGCAGCAGGCTGAATACTTCCAAAAGCAAGATGCCATGGAGCCCCTTAAAACGTCTGGCTTCATCCTTGGTGATGACGAAGAGGCAGCCTTTGTTTCTCAAGGAGACATTGACGCTGCATTGAACCAATGGAAAGACCAAGCGCCTGAAAAATTCAAGGATCTACTGGAGGCCCAAGATGTTGAGCCTTCCTGATGTTTCATCTTTTGCTGAAACCATCCTTTCCATTGAAACTCGCTTTGATGCCGAATGGTCTTACGATCCAATCAGCGGGCGTTATCGCGGGGAGAATGGTCGCTTCTTAAGTCAGAAGGCCATTGAAGCATTGATAGACGGAAGGGTGAACAAACTGAGCGCACAGCTCAAGGACTTCACAACGCGCCTCATTGATGGTTCCATAACAGTCAATCAGTGGCAAGGCAGT